GTCTATTTCATCTTTTGCAATGGTCATAGACTTTGCCATCTCTTTACCGGCTGCTATGGTATTGTCCATTCCCTTTTTTAGCAAAAAACCCACTGCTCCCACTGCAACAAAAGCTGCTACAGCCAACCCTATGGGGTTTGCTAGCAGAAGCAACGCTCCTTTTAGCATTGGCAAAGCCATAACAACTCCTTGTAGACCAAAGACTGCTGGCATTATTTTTTGAGCAAACTCTCCCATTCCTCCCCCCATCATGGATGCAGCAAAAGCCATTCCACTAACAGCCCCCATTGCTCCATTTACTTTTAATCCTCCTGAAGTCAATGTCTTTCCAAATTTTGAAGAAACACCCCTAAGCTTCGACTGTTCTTTTCCTAACGACTCTGCCGCAACTGAAGATTTTAAAACATTTTTCGTATTTTGTTCTATGGCAGCCCCGTGTGCCTGTTCTATGTTATGAATTCTCCCCTGGTCACCCTGTCTTGGACCGTTTACATTTGGAACAAACCCATCTCCAGAACCCTGCATACCTGATGTGCTGAAAAGCTCTCCCTGTACTGGACTATTATTTATGTCGAGAATGCTGAGTTGTCCTGATCTTGCTGCCTGAACTGCAGACTCTGACATTGCTTGAGAGGCCCGTACCGCTTCCCCTTTGCTGCCAGCTACTCCTGAAACCCACCCATCAACAAATTCTTCACCCACTACCTTCATCTTTTTTGATGGAGAATTCGACCCTTGCCCACTTCTCCCACCATCGACAGCACCTTGAGTTACATCTTCTGCTTCACGATAAGCTCGTTGTTTCATCGTGTTAATGTAAGACGATGATGAGTTATCGGCAAGCCTTACCTGAGTTGTAGCTAGCGCGGCTGATGCCTGACTTCCGCTGGCGGCGTTTACCCCCAAAGCATTCTTCATTTGTCCTGTTATTTTTTGTGACAAACCTGTTTGCTCTCTTGCTTGTATTTCCTGCAAAGAGTATTGCTCATCTAGTCCTGCCAAGGCATCTAAAACCTCGAAAGATTCCCTTGTTTGTGGGTGAATTCCCTGTTGGAGGCGCTGGACTTCCGACAACACTTCTTGATACTCCATACCTGTTGCTTTTACTAGCTCGCTCATTACCTCAGAACCGTTGGCAGTGTCTAGTGTCATTGACTCTACTCTGTTAAGGTAGTTGTTTATAGCTCCCAGGTCTGGGGTCAGGTTTTTTGGTGACCAAATCTTGCCCCCAAAGCTGTCCTCCATCTTTGTTAAGTGAGAGGCTTGGACGGAAGCCATATTTCCTAGCTGTTTTTCCGTAGCCCCCCCGTACTGGTTCCACTTTTGAGCAACTCTTGACTGTATTGCCTCTATCTCTTTAGATTTTGATTCCCATCCTAGGCCTGCAGTTTGTTTTCTTATAAACTCTGGTGCCGAATAATTTTTGTCTTTTATGGATCTCATTCCACTTAGCTCTGGTGCCGCTCTCAGGGCACTATCTACCTGTGGAGTAAGAAGACTTACCTCATTAACTAACTTCATCAGCTCCCTGGCAAGTGCTTCTAAGGCTGACTCTCCCAAGCTGGCTGCCTCTGAAATCCTACGGTTAATTGCCAATTCGGTCGATCCCGATACGTTCAAAGGTATGCTTTGTCCACCCACACTGAATAACTTTTTCCCAGAAGTTTTTCCCTCATTGAACATTCCAACGTCACCCTCGTTAATGGATGTGAGCAGTGGTCCGAACTTTTTAGAAGATTCTGCATTAATTACAAACTCTCCTGGGGTAAGAAGTGCTGGTTCGGTGTCTCTGTTTCCCGTTCCCCCCACAACTCCTCCAGTTGCCATCCTTCTTGGAGCTGCCCCCGCTGTGCCACCAGCGAAACCTCTGGGAATAATCGCTGCTGTGGACATTGCACTTGCCGCATAGTTTTGATAGGCTCTCGAAAGGTTCATTACGGAAGTTTTCTGTAAGTTTAGTGCATTGGTCAGGCTTGTTGTTTTTCCTTCTAGAGAAGCGGCAGCTGCGGCTGCATCAAGTTCTGCAGAAGACAAATACTTCAAATCTGATCCTCCACCCCGAATTCTATTAAAGAAGTTGTTGAACATAGCAGCACCCTTTATAGCTTGACCAATAAAGTTAGCAAACAGACCAATTAGCATAATTACTGATGGGACAACTATTCCTACCCCTGCCACAAGAACGGTAATAAAAGTCTTGACTCCTGGACTAAGATCGTCAAACTTACTCAAAAGCCTTGTTACCACTTCAATTATTGGGGTTGCAATTCTTAGAAACATCTCTCCAATTGGGGCGATTGCAAGCTTTAGTCTTTCTAGGGCTCCTGTAAACTTTACACCAATGGAATCCTCGATGGCTCCAAGCTCTTTATCTGCAAGTTCAGCTAACTCTTCAACGCTTTGACCAGTAAGGTCAATTACCCTCTGTGCTTGAGATCCATCTTCGTTTATGTTTTCAAACAGTGCCCCAAGTCTTGCAAACTGAAACTTTCCAAAAACCTTTGCAAGTGTTTGCTGCTTTGAGAATTTATCTAAAGTTCCCAGAGCTTCCCCAAAAGACATTACCATCCCTCTAATGTCCCCTTTATTGGCGTTAATAATTGAGTCGATGTTTATTCCTACCGCTTCAAGCTGTTCTCTTGCTCCTTTTGTAGGGTTAATTAAAGAGGCAAGACCTGACTTCAGTGCGTTTGCTCCCTCTGCAGCATTAACCCCACCTTCGCGCATTGCCGCCAGGAAGACTGATAGGTCCTGAACATTTCCGCCAAGACCCTGAACAATGGTAGCTACTTTTGGGATCGCTACCGTCACGTCATCAAGAGATAGAACTGTTTGGTTCTCTACTGCGTTCAGGAAGTTTATAGACTCACCAAGCTCTTCAGAACTTAGCTTAAACGCAGACTGGAGGGCAATCGTAGCCGTCAATGCTTGTTGTTGATCTATCATACCAAGAGTTGAAAGCCGCGTGGCCCCGGTGGTCTGAGCAACTAGGTCGTCTCCTGACGCACCTGCGGCGGCGGCGTCTCCGGCAAGCTTCATCGTGTCCTTTACAGCAATACCGTACTTTGTAAACTCAGAACCAAGCTCTTTTATCTGCTCGATCATTCCGTTAGTTTCTTCTAGCGGTGTTGTGGCATCTCCGTACACTCTTCTAAAGTTAACCATCTGCTTTTCTAAGTCCATGAAGATTTTTCCAGCTATTCCTCCAAAAATTGTCAAAGGAACAGTAAATCCAACCATCAACTGCCTACCAGCCCACTGAGTGTTTTTACCAAAGTTAACTAATGACGTAGTTCCATCTCTAAGTAATCTTCCAAACAACATCTGTCTCTGGGTTGCGATTGCTGTAGATGCGTTAAATAGATTTAAAGGTCTTACTGCCATGGACTTGGTTAATCCATTTTGGGAAGCCGCCAAAGCAATGTATTGAGTTTGAAGGGCTTTTACTCTTGAGGACGCAACGGCAGTCATTTCTATGTGTTCTTTTTTAAACACACTCCCAAAAGTTTTACTTGAGGCAATTCCATACCTAAAGTATTGTCCAAGGGAGAGTCTGTTTGAGTCTATGGACCTACTCAGCCGAGATACGCTAGATTCGACGTTTACTATTGATGTCGAGAACTGTTTTGTTGCCCCTATTTGGGCCGCAAGTCCAGCCACCGCCCCTTTCTGGGCTGCGATAGCGGATGCGTTGCTTGCTATTACGGACTTGTTGAAAGTGGATATTTGGCTTTGCAAAGACCTCAGTGATGCAAGGGCTTGAGTAGAGTCAACCCCGATGTTAATATTAGCATTTACGTCGTTAGCCATGAACTATCACCTCTAGTGAATTATACCATTATCTCATAGGATTCTTAGAGGTGTTTGATGAATCATACTCCAAGCCGTTCTTTATTCCAAAACCAGCTTTAGCTGCATTCTGACCTTGCAATGAGGTTATGTCGTTAGAGTCTTTTGCTGATCCTCCAGTAAATACTCTAGACTTCATATCTTCCCACTCTTTTTGCCCCTTTTGAGAGCTTTCGCCATCCAGGTTTATTCCCTTTAAGGCTGCGAGAAATTTTTTATCTTCATATTCTTTTTCTCTTTTAGCGACGAGGATTACTGTTAACTCTGCCATGCAGAGGCTGTCTTCTATGTCTTGAAAGTCTTTCCATATTCCCAAAAGAAACACTTCGGACTCTATCTTTACAAGATCTAGCTCAGACCACGAATCGCCGTCGCCGCTACGTTTCCCTCGTCATCAAACTTAATTCCCGATGCTGCTTCTACTACTTTGTAGACGTTTGGAAGGTCTATCACATCTTCTAGTTTTTCACGATCTGTAGCCAGCTCTGGTGAGTATTGCTTCATTGCAATCTGAACACAATCTATAAGAATATCCATTGACTTGCTGTTGTCTTCTGCTACCTTTGCAATGCTTTCGAACTTCTTCATAAACTCTCTGAGAAGAGAAATCTTTAGTGGTCGTACCTTAATCTTTGTACCATCCATAAGTTCGATTTCTGTTGTTTCATATACGCTTGTGGCCATTTTTTACCCTTTCTGGTATTTAATAGGTAAAGTATATCATAGCTACCCCAGGAAAATAACGGTGGAAAATGACAACAGCCCCCGTGCAAAACGCACTAGGGGCTGCTGACTATTCAGTTATTATTATGTTTTATCAGGTCGTAGAGTTAATCGTTCTATCAACAATTTTTCCATAAGAACCGCTGTTTGCCGGAAGCAAACGGAATGAAACTTCAAACATAGAAGCTTCATCTCTTTTTGCTGATACAGTTACACTGTCAATAGACAGAGCACGGTAAGCAACATAAATGCGCTCAATGTATGCCCCTGGGTCACAGTCTCCTGTGCCTGGTCCAACTGCAACAAGACCTCTTTCTACTGGACACTCGCCAATAGCTCCTGAAGTCATTTCAAGCACGGATGCTGTTGATGCAGCTCCACTATCAATTGGATTGTCAAGTGTTGTGCTTGCACTATAATCAGCTGATGGTGCTGCGATAGCAACCAAAAGGTTCTCAAGCGTAGCCTCTGCAAAAGCAGTATTAAGATTAACTTGCATTCCTTGCTTATACAATTTTGCAACGTCAAGAAGTTGATCTACCTGAACCTCCCCAAAATCTGGCTGAAACTGAAGTTCGAGACCATTAGTCGTGTAACCAATGTTCCGAACCAAGGCTTGACCATCTGCTGAGTCTGTTAGCGTGTCAATGTATTTTGTATCCTCAACAAAGTCTGGGAAGACTACTGTAGCTGGATCAAAATCTGCACTAGTCGAAACGAACATTGCTGCTGCGCCGACAATAATGTTTTTTGAATCTCCGCGTGTATATGCCATATCTTTTCACCTCTTTCTCCATATTTTTATTTATGGTGACGTTCCCTCTTTTATATTATATCACCGTTTTATAGGTAATCCCCTAGGGATTTCGTGTAGTGGTATTTCATATCGACTGCAAATTCTGTTACATAAAAAGACCTTGAACTCAAGTCCCTTGTGTTTTCTGAATCGGTTGCCAGGTATCTTGCTAGCTGAAACACTCTTAGACTGTGGAAGTATATGGGGTAGGCACTGTCTCCACCATTACTCCTTATCCAATCATTTACATCCTTTGCTGCATCATCGTGTCTGTCAAGGATTTGCTGTATTGCAGATCCCCAGATAAAAGTATCTTGCTCTTTTGCCTTTAACTGATACTTAACCTCTTCACACTTCACCCAATAGGATGGGTCTTTCATTGCTTTAAACATTCTGTCATATATAACATACGTTTTGTCTTCCCACCCCAGGGTTCCCGCTGCCGCGTCGCCTAGCGGGAGAAAGGGAATGGTTGATCCATAGTTTGATGAACTAGAAAGAGATGGCTCCACCAACTTCATTACGCTCCAGAGGTAATTATTCACAACAGTTGGGGCAAACCCGAAGTTAGAAAGACTCATTTAACCCTGCCCCTCTTACCTTAAAATATTTTCTTCCAGCAGCAACCCCCACAGATCTTCCACCAGATTCTACCCCTTGAGGAAAAAGTCTAGAAAACTCTTGTGGAGTTCTTAAATCTGCCAAGAGTTGTCTGAGGATTGAGGACGTAAAGTATTGTTGAAAAAATTCGTCTACTACAGAGCCAAAACTTCCTGCAACCATGTCCCCACCAGGATTAGCTATGTACACATCGCTTGATGTAAACACCATCTCTCCCTCACTCTCAAAAGCAAGAACCTCTGAGTTTTTCGGTGTTATTGTTATAGCTATCTTGTTTTCCATAACATCTGCTTTGTTTACAAACGGCTCTGAGGATGTTTCTGAAATAGACTTTGATGGCAAAAAGCTTCCAGATATAGAGATAAAGGTTTTTCCAGATTTTACACTAAAGTTAAACAACCTGGCTGAGCTATTTCCAACCTGACCCCACTCATAGACATGATGCAGGGTATCAGAATTCATTCTTGCCTTTTGGTCTATGTACTCTCCCAAAGCTTCTACGGTTACTCCAGCCAGCACTCTATTAAAGTTTAATCTTTCCAAGGCCACGCCCTCTAAAAATCCATTACCGTAAGATACGGCATTTCTTAAGAATCTCTCAAGCATCTTTACATCCATTTTTATACTAATCACGATTTATCTCCTGCAAATCAGAACGAACAAAGTAAACCTTGTAATACTCTATTTCATTCCAGGGGTTTATGTGTGGATCTACAGACATTACGTCGTATATCGTTGGCTTTCCAGACCTCTTTCCAGCACTTTCTGTGTAGAATGTGGTTCCAGTTTTAGAGTCTTGTATGTTTGTTATCAACATGCTAGTTATTGGATAGCCTGTTCCCTCCATAGAGATTCTTGGATCAACATATGTTCTTCCCACCAACCTGTTGCTGTACTCAAAAAATGTTTCTGCCTTTAAGGAATTTTTTTCCATTGAACCTTCCTGCTGAACATAGCCAATGAGTGTTTGATTTAGGTTCCAGGTTTTGATTGCTGCGCCAAATGCATCTTGAGATTGATAAGAATAATAAACATCCAAGTTCATTGAATAGAATGCTTCTGGATCACAAAACAACTAAAGCACCCCTAATCTGTAGATAGGTATAGAGTATTTTTGTATAATCTTATCCACAATTAGATTCCCCGATCCACTTGATGCAAGATCCCCATACTTTACTCTAAACTGGTCTGTTTCATATTCTGTTACATATCTACTAACATAGGCAAGCCTTCCACACTTAATGTCATCAATAAGAATTCTAGTCGCTTCTTTTATTTCTTGTGGAACTACTGGCCACCCCCACTCGCCATAAATAGTGAAGTCAGCCCCCTTGGGAAAGAATGAGCTGCCTCCTCCATTGGTTAGAGAGATAACCTGGTCATAGTTTTCTGAAGAAAGCATTAAGGAATCAGATGCGGCCATTGGCAACTGCACACTCCTAGATTCTTTTTTGTTGTATTCTCCAACAAGGTCTATTGTTAGTGATGTTTTATCTGGGCTAATAAGATAAGTGTATTGACCAGATAACGGAACCAATCTATTGTATACCGCCACGTTGTTTTGATAAACATAGTTTATTCTACTTGCTTTTTTGGGTAGTGGCAGGTAATCCAATCCAAGGCCAGTCAACTCAATAGCTTTTGACTCGTAGTAAAATCCTCCAACGAGGGTGTCAAGGATAAATCTTGCTGTTTTTTCTAGCTGAGTGTATTCAGCTGCATCACAATCTGTACCAGTTGAAAGCGTTATGGGGTTGATGTAGGGTCTATATATGTAAAGTGTATCTATGACCACTGTTTCATCTGCCAAGTCATCTACATCTATTGTGTATATGTATACTGGGTAAGATCCATCATACTTTTGAAATCCCATAGGAAGTTCATATGTAATTACTCCGGATACGCTAGAGGTTAGGACTTCGGAGACAATTGCGCTTCCTGAGTTTCCATATATCTCCAATATGTAATCTGTTGATATAGACGGTACTGAAAAGCTTATTGAAAAGTTAAAGGGTGTTTGTCTTAATAGGTCCATGTCTATAGGCCGTAATGTGTTGCTACTTCTTCGGGTTCTGCTTCACGAATTCCCTTTCGGGTAAGCCACATATCGGCTGCCTCCTTTGTAACAATATTATATCCCTTGGATATTCTTCCTATACTGTTCCAATTCATGTTTTTTTCTGAATAAATTGCAACCTTTTTTACTTCTTCTATCTTTGGCTTTGAGCTAAATATCTTGTCCTTGAAGTTATCCGCTGTGGCCGTTGTGATTATCCCCATGTCATCTACCTTTATCGGAGATTTTACAGCCTTAGCTTTGGGAGAAGTAATTTCCGAGCTGATGACGCTTTTGTTTTCTGACTCTCCATCAGTTGATCCTATACCCACCAAAATAGAAAGAATACTTGTTTTTGTTTTTGCTCCGTCAAGATCTACGCCATTATCCTTGGCATATTCTTTAAGCTGAACAACGGTCATTTTTTCAAAGTTTGACATTTTTACACCTCTCTTAGGTTTAATTATATCAGAATATACTTAGGAGGGCGAGTGTTATACCCGCCCCCCTTAGATATTTTTACTATCAGGATGCGTCGGCTGCCGCGTCTGCGTAAGCTACTGCATCTAGTTCTTCCCATGTGATGCCAAGACGAACGAACACTGTGTATTCGATTGTATCTTTCTTGGCCTTGTACTCACGGTTAACTGTGATGTCTCTTTGGAATCCCCAAACACGGTTCTGTGGGAATGTCAGATCGACATAATCCGCAGGGTAGTAAGGAACTTCCATAACATCGATACCAAGTACGCGAGTGACGTTAGCTCCACCAAGGGTCTGTCCTGCACCACTAAGGTAGTTCTCTCTGCGTTCTGAAGTACCAGCAACTCTAGGATCAAATGCTGCTGCAATTGCATCGGCAAGTGTTCCGTTGCTTGCAACGATACCTGCAAAGGTATCCGTGCCAGCGTAGAACTTAAGGTTGCTTTTTACTGCACGGTACTTGCGTGGCAATGCGTAAATGATTTGCTGCATTGTTTCTGGGGTCCATGCATTTGCTGAAACAGTAACGACTGCCTCATGAGCGTCTCCACCTGTAGTGACTTGATTAACAAAACCATTCATAATACCGAGGAATGGATCTTCACCGCCGTCACCATTAATTGCTAGATCTTCGATGTCATTTGCAAAAGCACTTGTCATCATGCGAACAAGATGATCCTCAAGTGCTCCACCTTCGATATTATCTTCTAGTGACTCTGTTGAAACTTCCCAGTCAAGACGAATCTTTTTTGTGGTTAGTTCAACTTTTGTGAAAGTTGCTCCGGCGTTTGTATACTCTCCAAGTGCTTGAGAAGCAGCGCGAATAACACGCTCACCAACGTTGACTTTTTCAATCTCCATCGTGTTTGCTCTCATCGTGACCTTGCGACCATCCTTGGCAAGAACGCTACCATCCCAAACATAGTCGATAAAACGACGAGCCTGTTCTGGATTCAGGATTCCGCCAGCAACACCAGTTGGGTTGACAGCGTTTGGTCCTGTTGTTACTCCATAGTTAGCGTTAGGAATATTTCCTACTACGCCAGCGGCTGGATCAGTTACTCCGCCAATTCCACCTGCTGCAACAGCTCCTTGACCCTGGAATAAACCTGGGTTTGGATCTCCGTATTCACCGGCTTCACTTGGCTGATTCTTTAAGATTTCTTCTGACATTGTACTTCACCTCCATTTTTTCTTTTATTTTTAGTTAAATAGGTCGGACTTCGTGAGGAAACGTCCATCCCATAG